GAACGTGGTTCTTACCGATAAATAACCGTCAATACGGCGCTCACTTAACGCTTACTTTAATCTGAAGGTCATCAGAACGTTTGATGCGCTCCACACTGCCGGGGCTACAACCATCAATGCCGATCGCATCCAGGCAGGCGTAATCCTTCTTGAGTCTGCAGCCAGAATGCTCAATCTCTCCAATTCGTCAAAGCTCGGAGCATATCAGAAGCTCCAGCAGGTGGCAGGGTTGCCTGATTTAATGCCCTCTTATGCCATTGATGCGCCAGCGGGCGCGCAGGACGGTTCAAGCAGGCCAACACTTTCTCTCAGCGCTTTGCTTAAAACTAACAACATCAGAATGACCGCGAACCAGGCTTATCACCTTATGGCAGGCCACGGCATAGTCGAGCAGAAGGAGCGCCGCAGCCGAACGGGTATCAATGGCGTGAAAAGATTCTGGTCTGTTACAGCAAAAGGTTGCCTGTAAGGGAAAAACATCAACAGTCCGGCGAATCCTCGGGAGACTCAGCCACATTTTTTTGAATCAAAGTTCCCTGAGCTTATGAAGCTGCTCGGCATTGTCACGCAGTAAGGGGATGAAAATGAGAATGACTCCCCCACACCTGCAACCAGTGCTCTCCAGGGTAAAGCGTTTTGTAGAGAGGCAACCAGAAGGCGCAACGCTAACCCACCTGACGCACAAAGTGGCGGCATACAGTGGGCTCAATCGCAAAGACAAAGAGACCCTGATCGAAATCATCCGTGAGAGTGGGATGCTTTGCGTGGTTGACGACGGAAGATCTACAACTTTGCACCACCCTAAATATGGTCACAACCCTGTAGCGCCTGCTATGACACCTCCTCAGCCGACGATGGAATGCAAAATGAATAAACAACTCGAAGTAACTCCGGAAGCATTACGTAAACAGGCTGATGCCTTGATCAAAGCGGCAGAGGAAGCGGAGAAAAAAGCCGGGGATCGTGCAGAAATTAAGAAGCAGCTCGATCCTTTGAAATTGGAGATTCTCCAGGCGTATGGAATGGCCAGCAGGAAGTTTGACGAGTTCGTCGATGCTATGGCTGAAGTTGGTAAAGCCGTGCAGAAGCTAAAAGATCTGACGGTTTAGGGGGCATTGTGCGAGCGTTGCTTACTCCGGAAATTGTTCCACGTCTCGGCGTGGTTCTATTCAAGCCAGGGCGCGAGCTTATGCCCTTGTTCAGTGCAGGAAGAGTGTTGATTGAACGTCAGCCAGAAAACATGAAAGGCTTGCATACAGGCCGGATCCCTGATGCGCGTCAGCCTCTTGCGGAGCTTGATATTCTTCGCTTTTTCATGAGGGATGAAAGGGTCATTAATGCTGCTGGTGGCATTAACGCGCTTGAGGCGTGGCTGATGCATAACGTTAAACAATGCCAGTACCCGCATTCACATTATCATCACCATGAATTCGTCACTATGCGCCATCCTCCGGGCGCACTGGTTGTTTGCTGGCATTGCGATAATGAGTTACGTGAACAAACGACGGAGACGCTCTCCGAGTTGGCCTACCTGAATGTGGTCCAGTGGGTAATAGACACCGTGCTGATCGGTCTGGGATACAACAAAGAGCGCGAGTTATCTATGGCTGAGCTTTGCTGGTGGGCGGTCAAATCCGGTATTGCAAATGCGATTACGGAGACGATGGCTCAACATGCCTTAAGGCTACCCGTAGAGCCTTTTCTCTCGGTCTATAAAGAAAGCGATATTGTCCCGTCAATTCCCGCGGCCGATATACTGCATGATCTTGTTGAGCGCACCTGCTCTATAGACGACATCAGGTACATTGATCCCCAGATCCCGCAAGAGGTTCAGCCGATTCTGAGTCTTCGAATTGATCCCGAAAGCCCTGAGTCGTTTATGCTCCGCCCTAAGCGCCAGCGTTGGGAATGTCCGCAATATAACCGGTGGGTAAAAACTCAGCCATGTGAATGCTGTAGGCAACCCGCAGACGATCCACACCATATAATAGGCCATGGTCTGGGAGGTACCGCAACAAAGGCCCATGATCTCTTCGTGATACCGCTGTGCAGAGTGCATCACGATGAATTACATGCCGACGTCTCAGCATTCGAACAGAAATACGGCACTCAGTTAGATCTGTGGGCTCGTTTTCTGGATCGGGTTATGGGTACCGGCGTCATTGTTAAAGCTTAAGTGTATGGAGAGTATGAATGCGTGACATGCAAAAGGTTTTAGATTTATGGGGCGGTTGGGCGGCAGCTGACAGCTCCGGTATTGATTATTCCCACATTGCGGCAGGTTTTAAGGGACTTCTTCCGCAATGCGGCAAAACGCGCTTGTGCTGCACTGATGATGATGCGCTGATCATAGAAGGCTGTTTGGCAAGGCTTCGCGAAAAGAAGCCATACGAACACAGTTTGCTCGTGGCTCATTACCTGTACGGTATCTCTAAACGTAAAATAGCTAAGGCGCAAAAGAAAGATGAGAAGTTGATCCGGATCGAGATACAGATGGCAGAAGGGTTTATTGATGGGTGTTTATCTATGATAAATATCACTTTGGATATGGATGAATAATAGTAACGAGTGCCCAATTAAATGGGCACTGATAGTTTAGTAACTATGTATAAATGACATTTTTTCGATGAATATATTAATTTGTTTTTTTACACTTGTATTCCACAGATTTGTACCCTCAATTTTTGAATATGCTTCCTTAAAGGAGTTGTTATCATTACCTTGGTTTGGACAAAACTTATTGGTGAGGTGTAAGTCATCTTTTATTATACCATAAAAAACAAAGATGAATCTTGATAGAGTATAAGGAGAGTCTGTATTATAGGGTATTTCAGTTATATTAAACGTTTTGGCAATTGAATCTATAGAATCGTTAGTTAGTTCGCCATGCAGGTTTTTTTTATCTCCAAAGCAGTGTAGAAAAACAGCCGCTAAAAAAATTAACTTGTAAATGTAATATGTATTTTCCTGGAAAATATTGTCATTCAATTGCTGGAATATATATAGGTTTCTTGCGAATGTTTGTGTTTCCCTAAGGGAAAGATTTGTTCTTTCAATTAATTCACATACATCTTTGCCAGCGCAGCCTTGTATTAAACTAAGACTATCATTTTTTTTTGAAAGCTGAAGCCAGTATTCTACTGATGTCCTACGAACTTCCTGTGTTTCACTTTTGAATGTGTCTGGTAATATTATCGTGTATTTAATGAATTTATCAAGATATTTCTGTGCATCAATACTATAACCATATGTATGATTTATAGATGCTCTCAATTGAACTGAGTTTGTTACAAGTATAAAAAATACATTTTCAGTGTCGAAGATATGTTTTATAGTTTCAAGGATGCTGGTGGAAAAGCTTGGTCTGCATCTATCAAGTTCATCAATTATGATTATCGTTTTATTAACACATGCAATATCTTCTATGCAGCATTTTAATGAGTGGATGTTTTTTTCAGCCTCAATATGATCTTCGAGTATGTTCTCTATCGTTCCGTCTATAGCTGCATTACTAGCTTTCTTTATTGCGTCTTTAAATTCCTCAGCTAGATTGTCAGTCTCTTGTCTAAGTACCCATCCAGCACCGGCCTTCACAGCTGTCTTTAAACCAAATCTGATTGCAGGAAGGGCTTTCTCGATAAACTTAGTTTTATGCTCCTTAGGTAAAACGCTAGCAATTGCTGATGTTATCAATAACAAAGGAGAATCTGCATGATCACCTTTAAAAGCATCAATATAAATCACTCTTGATTCAGGTTCCTGCTCTAAAATTAGATTTTTTAACTTTATACTAAACTCTGTTTTTCCCGTACCCCAGTCTCCATCAATGACTAGAGGTGAGAGGTCAGCCTCTGGTTTGAGTAGCTTTATAATATTCTCAGCAATTACTTTTCTACGAAACTCGTCTCGAAAAGAGAATGATAGTTCATCTTGCATACAACTAGCCCTTAGGGATGAATTTGTATGGAAATAATACTATCTTTGTTGAAAAAAACACTAACGCGGTCCGCATTTTGTTATGTAACGTGTTAAGAGTGGTCACTTCGACACACAGCTTAAACATTAAAAACTCGCTCTGGCGGGTTTTTTTATGTTTATCGCGATTGTTTCTTGCTGTACTCAGTAACCAGAGTTATCTGTATGTCACACCACCTTTTGAGGTAAAAGACATGCTAAATCAGCAAGATATGACTGAAACAGAAAAAGCTGTTTTTAATGAGCTAAGCGATAAACCGGCTACGGCTGGGGAAATTGTGCAGGACACACACCTGACGCGCGAACGTTGCCAGTTAATACTGACGCAACTTGCGATGGCAGGTTTATCGGAATATCAGTTTGGATGTTATAAGCGCCTCCAGTAATGGGGGCTTTCTGCTGTGAAAATGGGCGGCTGGTGGGTGTTAGAGCACTCACCAGCCATTCGCTCATGTAGAAGGTCACAAGCGAACCAGGGCCCACTGCTTTAGCGCAAAAGCATAGTGAGCCTAACAGAGTTGCGCTTCCTGATCTATGAAAAACACTGTAAAAATATCCAGTATCGAATTCATCAATGCTGATTGCCTGCAATACCTCCCAACGCTACCCGATAACTCCATTGATCTGATTGTTACCGATCCGCCTTACTTTAAGGTGAAGCCAAACGGCTGGGATAACCAATGGAAAGGGGACGAAGACTATTTAAGCTGGCTGGATAGTTGTCTGGCCCACTTCTGGCGGGTTTTGAAACCTTCGGGCAGCATGTATCTTTTCTGCGGGCACCGGCTGGCGGCGGACATTGAGATACTGGTCCGTGAGCGTTTTAACCTGCTTAACCATATTATCTGGGCAAAACCTTCCGGGCGCTGGAACGGATGCAGCAAAGAGAGCCTGCGCTCATATTTCCCTGCGACGGAGCGCATCATTTTCGCCGATCATTATCAAGGGCCATATAAGCCGAAAGATGATGGGTTTGCTGCTAAGAGCAATGAACTCAAGCAGCATGTCATGACTCCGCTGATTTCCTATTTCCGGGAAGCCAGAGAATCTCTTGGAGTATCGTCAGCAGAAATTGCAGTTGCCACAGGTAAGAAAAACATGGTTTCTCACTGGTTCGGTCTTAGCCAGTGGCAGTTACCGAACGAAGCCGATTACCTGAAATTGCAGACGCTGTTCCAGCAAATTGCCAGAGATAAACATTCACGAAACGAACTTGCTAAGCCCCATCACCAGCTTGTCGCAACATGGCAATCTCTTAACCGGAAATACTGCGAACTTCAGCAGGAGTATCACCGCCTGCGGAGGCCGTTTAGTGTTTCCGTCTCGGTGCCGTATACCGACGTGTGGACTCATAAGCCTGTTCAGTTTTATCCCGGAAAACATCCGTGTGAAAAACCTGCCGATATGTTGCAGCAGATCATTACTGCCAGCAGCCGGCCAGGCGATGTGGTAGCTGATTTCTTTTTCGGATCCGGGTCAACGCTAAAGCAAGCTGCCTTGCTTGGACGGAAGGGCATAGGTGTTGAGCTGGAAAAGGAACGTTTTGAACAGACGGTAATTGAAATGCGTAATTTGCTGGTTTAGCTCAGCAGGTAGAGCGCCTGCCTTGTAAGCAGGATGTCGGCGGTTCGATTCCGTCAATCAGCACCATATACTAGTGTGAAGTATCTGCTGGCGCGGTTCCGGTGGCGCAGGCTCTACGAAACGAAGCTTACCGGGATAAGAGGAGAGATTAAAATATAAAGAACATTAATTAACACTAATTGAACATATTTAGTGTCTAACCATATTCGGCTATCAATATGTAGTGCTTATGATTATTTGATTGTTTTAAGCGTTGCACATATAACCAAATCGCATTTAGGAAAGGTTTACTTGTTGCTATATTGCATCTAATGCCAATGGATTGCACTGAATTACCAAAGCGATTGGCAGTTTTACTGTTAATCGTCTTGGATTATGGACATGACTCAAATCACACAGCAAACAACAACAAATAAAAAATCATTAACGTTTCCTGCGGACTTCCCATCGGGAACCCCACCGAAGGAAGCGCAAGATGCTTCAGGTGTATTTTTTCGTCTTACAAAGGCAAATCCTCCAGGGGATCAGTGCTTTTTGAATATGAAAGATGAAAATCCTAAACGATTAAAAAAATTTACAGGGCATAAACTAAAGTGTTGTTATGGTGTATCAGTTTATACTGATGAAAATTCAATTGTTAACGCCTTTAATAAGTTTCCTGATGGTATTGGAGAGAGATTTATTGCTCAGGGTGAGTTTGCAGCAAACGACGGAGTTATGCTAAAGACTGGGGCTCCAGATTCTACTCACTACACAATATGGCTTTATAACGAATCGCAGGTACATGCCAAATTTGTTTGTGTAAGGAGGCTGGACAAATGAGTAACATCTTCCTTAAAGACAGCGTGTTTGGTGAACTAAAATACGAAAATGTTTATGAGTTTTTCGAAGGTCCAAAGTTTTTCTCAGTGACTAATGAGATAAATAGTCTATTTGCTGTTTATTGGTTAGGGGATTTTGATGACTTCGAAAAATGGATCATCATTCCTATATCTGCTGAACGCTTAGAATCTTTGGAAAGAAAAAGAATAGATATTCGTAGCGTTCTGATGCACCAAGAGCAAAAGAAATACTATCAGTTAGATATTTTTTATGAGGATGAGCGTGTTGTAGCATTGGCTTTAGACTCGTCCTCTGTCTCTAACAACATGACCTTGCCACAAAGTGGATTGTTTATAAGCTCTGTACTGCCTGTTTTAGCTAATGGTAAAATAGGTAAGGCAATTGAGTTTTCAACACATGAAATTCATGTGGAGAAAACTAAGTCATCTACAGACCCATTAGTACTAAGTGGTGTTTCTAAGTTATTCGAATGTTTCAATAACTTATACTCATCTATAATTAACTCTTTTGATCAAAAGGACTTGATGCGACCAGTAGCTGGTCGCCCTGGATCTTTTGTGCTTTCTTTCCAAGCTGAAAAGATGCAGACAGTAGAACCGTTATTAAAAGAGTTAAATGATCTTATTGGTCTTAAGGGTGATATAGTTAGTTTTATTAAAAATAATAACATTGATGTTCAAATGCTTTCAGCTTTATTTGACTCTGTTGTTAATACAAGTTCAAGTTTTGAATTGAAAAGTAACTATACAGATGAGACTGTATTAACAGTTCGAAAAACGGATGCTGAGTTTTACTCAAAAACTTTGGCTAAGATGTCTGCCCAGGTTGTTGGCGGCTATCAGGTACCCCAAGCCAATTTAATTGATCAGGTTTTTAAAATTGTAGAATTAAAATGGAAGGGCATATATCTTGATGTAATTAGTACAGGGCTGGATCCTCGTCATATACAGTACTATATACACGCAGGTAAAATCCTAGGTTTACTTAATGAAAATGGTTCAGTCTCTGCACTGGGACAACAATTAGCTGAATCTGAGTATGAAAAGAGATTAAGGATTGCGGCTCGTGGTTTTGAGGCCAGTCATTGTGGTTGGGCTTGGATACAATGGAGTCAGGCAAAAAATCTTTCAGAACTAGATCCTTCAACGGCAGAACCTTTTTTGTTTGAGATGTGCTTATCGCTTAGCGATAAAACCAAGAAGCGAAGAGCTTCGACTTTAAGACAATGGTGTGAAGCTTTGCAACCAGCTTACCGAGAGTTATAAATTACAACATGGTTTATTAGAACGACGTTGTTCTAGTTTTTATTCATATTTTTTTCATGCTTTTAGGGCCCGCATTCGCGGGCCTTTTCCATATCCGCGTCACGCCCGACGCATAAACCTGCAGAGCTTTTCGGGGTGAGCCTTTGGAATGGTCGTTGTGACTGTTCTGCAGGGCGACTACTCCGGGCGAAGGCTCACCTCAAAAGGAAAGTCACATGAAAAAAGTCATCATGGCCGCTATCGTGGTCGCTTCGCTGTGCCTGAGTAACGCCGCTTCGGCTGCTGAGGTCGTCATCACCACGGGTCAGCAGGGTTTGACCTACAACGCGGTGTATGGCGTTAATCTCGCCAGCGCACTAAGTGAGTATGGCTACAGTTCGACAGTGATCCCCAGCAAAGGATCTCTGGACAATCTCGACAAGGTGGCCAGCGGTACCGCCCAGATCGGTTTCACCCAGGCAGATGCTTTCCAGTTCTGGCGTAGTCGGCATAGCAACGAAGCGCAGAAGGTGGACATCATCGGCGAACTGGCTGATGAATGCGTTTTTGTCGCGGTGAAGAAGGGCGGCAAGGTCAGCGATGAAGGGGATTTAAAGGTTGGTGCGAAAATCGCAGTCGGCGAGCCAACCAGCGGATCGTATGCATCCTGGCAATATCTTCAGGGGCTGGAAAAGGAATATGCCAAAGTCGAGACCTATGCCAAAGGAGGTGTGCGCTCTCTGGCGAAAGTCACCACTGGCGAGTATGACGCCTTCCTCTGGGTATCAGCACCGGACCGGTCGAATAAGTTTCTGGAGGCGGTTAATCAGGAAGGCAGCGGCCTGACGATGATCGATATGAACGGCTGGCACGTAGACGATAAGTTGCCTAACGGGAAACCGGTGTACGAACTGAAAAAAGCGGTGACCGAATCCGGTTGGCTGAGCGATTCGAAGGTGAAGGTTCCCTGCACTAAGACGCTGGTGGTCGCCAATACCGATGCGGGTGATGACATGCTGGAAACGGCCTCGACTGTCCTGTTGAAAAACCTGAGCCGGGTGCTCGGCACCAACGGTAAATAATCATGCTGCGCAGGCTGTGTTTCTGGGCGCTGTTTGCCGTTGTGCTACTGGTAGCCTGGCGGATGGCAGGGATGTTGATGGATATGGTACTACTGGTGGTTATTATTGCGGCGCAGGGTATTTAAACGAAAATCCAAAAATAGATAATAGGCACATAAACATGATATGTGCCTATGACAAATTGACGTCTTATTGTTCTATTTTGTAGCCTAATGCTTGTAACTTCTGCTCAATGTTATTGTTAATAACCTTGGCTATTTTTGCAGAGCAAAAGGCTTCTATTCTAACATGGATATAAATAGGATCAAGGAGAAAAATACAATTTGATGGAATCACAGTTATTTTTCTATCTAGCTTTTGGTAATCTTCCTGATTATTAATATCTTTAGCCACTGCTTCGCAATCGATTTGTAACTTTTCATACTCTTTTTTATCATTTTTTATGCGAATGGTTATTATTGTCGGGGAGTTTGACATGTCATTTCCTTTATATGGTTATGTTTGAAAATATAATGTGATGAAAAAGATTACGGTAAGTATAACGTACCAAAAAATTCATTCTGAAAATAACTCCCCTCGCGATTGAGAGGACTCACAGCAATAAGAGGGGGCTAAATGTCCGATCCTGTCTCTGGTACTTCAGTTGCGGCCGGTGGCCTGATGGGCGCCAGTATGTTTGGCCTGGCTACCGGGATTGATTACGGCGTTGTGTTTGGCGCGTTTGCAGGTGCGGTGTTTTATGTCGCTACAGCCGCGAATATTTCCCGCGGTAAATTGGTCGCGTATTTCATGACGTCATTCATCGTTGGCGTGCTTGGTGCAGGGCTGGTGGGTTCGAAGCTATCAGCATGGACGGGTTACAGCGATCGCCCGCTTGATGCGCTTGGCGCCGTACTGATTTCTGCGCTGATCATCAAAGTGCTGACGTTCCTCAACAGCCAGGATCTGAATAGCCTGTTCAGTATGCTGACCCGTTTTCGGGGAGGAGGTTCCGGTGGTAAATGATCCTTCCGCGCTGGCTAATGCAGTCATTTGCGCCGTCATTGTGCTGGCATTGATGTTTTACCAGCGAGGTAGTGCGCGGCACCGGCCGGGCATATCAGTGCTGGCTTATCTCATGGTGCTGGTGTACGCCAGCATCCCGTTCCGATTTCTGTTTGGCCTGTATGAGTCATCACACTGGCTGGTGGTGCTGGCAAACATTCTTATCTGCGGTGCTGTTCTCTGGTTCAGAGGGAACGTTGCACGTCTGGTTGATGCACTGAGGCACTGATGAACCAATCACGATTTCAAAAGGCGGCTGATATCAGCGTCGGGTTAGCCACGCGCTGGTTTTGGTGCCAACGATAACAAGGCGGTGTAGGAAATGCAGGAAATTAATAAGCAACGAAGGGCGTTTTTGGACATGCTCGGCTGGTCGGAAGGCACAGACAAGCCTGGCCAACCCACCAAAAATAAAGGGTACGACGTCATCGTCGGCGGCTCACTCTTTACTGATTACAGCGACCATCCTCGTAAGTTGGTGAGCCTGCCTAAGTTGGGTATCACATCAACCGCGGCGGGGCGCTACCAGCATTTGTCAAAGTGGTGGGACGCTTACCGCAAGCAGCTTGGTCTGAAAGACTTCTCACCAGCGTCACAGGACCAGGTTGCTCTGCAGCAGATCAAAGAACGTGGCGCTTTGCCGCTCATTGATAACGGCAATATCCGGCAGGCAATCGACCGCTGCAGCAACATCTGGGCTTCATTACCAGGAGCCGGCTACGGTCAGTTTGAGCATAAGGCCGACAACCTCATCGCAAAATTTAAAGCCGCTGGCGGTTTTGTTAAGGAGTAAAGATGAAACTTATCGAAAACTGGCAATTAGCCTGGAAAATGTGGTCTGTGCGTATTCTGGCTGTTCTGGCCATCGTCGCTACGTCGTGGGCCGCGGTTCCGGATGGCGTGAAAGCGTTAATCCCGGATCAGTATTTGGGCTACGTTGTCGGCTTTGTCTCTGTCTGCGCTGCTATTGCTCGCATCATTAAGCAGTTCAGCCTGACCGACAGTGGCACCAATACGGATCAGCAGTCATGACCATGATGGAAATCATTGTAGGGGCGATTGCTACGGTGCTGGCTCTGATATTCGGTGCATTTCATCTCGGTAAAAGCCAGGGAAAAGGTATCGCTACTGCTGAGGCCGAGACACAGAATGCAGAAAATATCGCCGCCGGTAATGCCGCCGTGGCAGAACGGCGTGTGGAGGTAATGAAAGGGGCCAGCGATGTACAGCAGACTGTTAGCCATATGCCTGATGACGATGTTGATCGGGAGCTGCGCGAAAGTTTTACCCGCAAAACCTGAAGTCATTGACACCGCCTGCGACTGGGTGCGGATCATCTACCTGACCGACCACGATATTGACGTGCTGGATAAGCAGACCAAGCGCGACATTCTGGCGCACAACAAATCAGTACTGGCAAACTGTCCACAACCAACCGAAAAGGCTACTGATAGCTAAAAAAACTGTTGCATGAACACAGCATGAGCATTATATCAGGGAAGACTACACAGTAAGGAGTGCTGCAAGATGAACTTAATGATGGGTGTATTCGGTTCCAGCAACAGGGGAAAAAGTGAAACGCTAATATTTCTGATAAAGCTGTTTGAGCAAAGTGAACGCTATGAATCCTTTATGGCAACAAAACCCCACCCTGGGGGAGAAAAGGATCTTATGGCTGTATTTGAGCGTGATGGACTTAAGATTGGGATAAGCACTCTAGGGGATTTGGGCTCTCAGGTTGAAAAATCTACCAAAGAGTTAGCTGAGATGGGATGCAACGTGATCATCACTGCTACACGAACTCGGAATAAAACAGTTGTTGCTTTTGAAACGGTTGCTGAAGAGTTCAGTTTCAAAAGGTTGTGGTTTGAAAAAAACAATAATGTGGATGATTACTGCAATAATTGGCCGAGTAAGCAGGCAGAGTTTGAGACAATAAAAAGAAACCACTTTAATCAAAGTAATATGATGGATGCCAGTTTTATATTTAGCTACATCGACGGATTACCAGGTTGATCCGTTAGCAACCTCTATCAAATACAAGTAGATACGATGCCTTGCAATTGCGGGGCTTTTGTTTATTGAGGAAATTAAATGAGTGAAGCTAAACCGCAAGACGGCAGCACCGTAAAGGGCTATCGCACGCTGGGTCCGAAAGAAATCGGTGACATGAATGAGCTTAAGCAGGCTACCCGCGAATTTAACGCGCTGCTTGAGAAGCAAAAGGCGTGGTAGCTGACGAGCTGGCGACGACGGGGAATCATTCAGCTGAAACTCATGAGGCTGGCCGCTGTCTGTCCATCGCCTGCACCAAAATGCAGGAAGCCTGTATGTGGGCATGCCGAGCAGTAGCCCGGCCTGATGCTGACTGTTAACCCCACTAAGGGATAAAGCCAATATTATCCCCATGTAAGGGTAAGGCCATGAAGCAATAAGCGGGTATACCTCAACCGAAAAGCAATGTAGCAGTAATTATGCTGCCCCGAGTCGTGTAATGGCGAGCAGGTATAGCAGACCGTTGTGAGGGTAAATAAGGGAACATGCTCCGGTAAAGCAGCGCGAGCGCCAGACGCGCACCGGTTATAAGCGGTGTTGACGCGACAAGCATCCAAGGGCATGGGCGCGGACCACTGCGAGAGTGTGGCAGGTATTGCAGCATTAATCAGGGTTGGGTTTGATAATGGTTTGTTAGTCCAATTAGCTATTGTGATGATAAAATTCCCTCTTTCATAGGAGGAGATATGTTCGATTGGCTCATTGCTAATGAGGACTTGGTAAAAATTATCGGTTCAGCACTTATAACATTAGGTTCAATTGTGCTCGCATTCAGGGTGAAGACATTAATTGTGCTGATTGCTGACGTTCTTAATGCGCACGAGAAAGCTCTTGGCGAGATAAAAGACATTAGCGAAAACCCGAAGTGGGATAATGCAGGGCGCTTAAGCGCTGCTGTCGATGCGGGGCTAAAAAATGGCATGGCCGTGGCGATAGATAGGTTCAACGCCAGGAAAGGTGCTGTTCTGCTAGTCATTGGATTTAGCTCACTGGCTTTAGGTGGTGGCCTTAACTTTGCGATTGGCATTTTGATAAAAATTTTCAGTTGAGCAACCGCCTCCGAGCATTTTTACTTCCGTCACTAAGGCCACCTGTAGGTGGCTTTTTTATTGAACATCGCACGCATCCTCTCAAAGAGAGTTTTTCAGTCGCAAGCCTGGGTAATGCCGTTAGGTAGCGTTTACCTCTCGGGCGGCATTGCCGTGCGACAGGCTCACGTCTAAAAGGAAACGCACATGAAACGCATAACATTAAAAGAAGCCAATAAATCGCTTCGCATTATCGTGAAAGAGACCGGATATGAACTCCATAGCGGAGCCGGATTCGCCGAATACGATGCATTTGGAAGTCGCGGATAGAGCGGTCACCTAAATAACAGGACCAGATCATGGGCAAAGAGCCTCGCATCTACGGCAGCAAGTGGGACTGTGAGCGTCTTAACTTCCTTCGTGCTCACCCCTTATGCGTCATGTGTCACGAGCAAGGCAGGGTGACAGCGGCAACGGTGGTTGACCACATCATCCCGCACAAACTGAAAGAGGCGCTTCGGTCTGGTGACAGTCAGGCAATAGCGAAAGCCCAAAAGCTTTTCTGGAGCCGGAAGAACTGGCAAGGGCTGTGTAAGCAACATCATGACTCCACGAAGCAGCGAATGGAGAAGAGCGGCACCGTCATCGGTTGTGATGAGAGCGGCATACCGCTTGATCCTAACTCGCACTGGTTCAAATGATAATGAATCTCATTTTATGGGTAAAATGATTGCAAATGAAATCATTTTACGACAAATGATATCAATTCTCATCTGGCGGGGAGGGCGGGTCAAAAGTCCAAAAGCCTGACCCCAAATGACCGCCGCCCATCCTTTTTGTACACAACCGCGAAATGAAAAGATTTTTTCTGGGAGGTTCCGATGGCAGGACGACGCCCGAAACCGACCCATCTCAAAGTGGTCTCCGGCAACCCGGGCAAACGTAAACTCAACGATAAAGAACCGACTCCGGCGCGAGAAATTCCAAGCCCGCCAGCGCACCTGACCGACTGGGGAAAGGTTGCCTGGGGCCGGTTGACTGTTCTCCTTGACGGGATGGGGGTTTTAACGGTTGCCGACACCTTAGCCCTTGAACGGCTATGCGATATTTACGCTGATATCCTTCAGTTGCGCGACACCATCGCAGTAGAGGGAAGAACCTATACCGTCCAGACCGAGGGTGGTTTTCTTATCAAAGCTAACCCGGCCGTTTCGATGTTGGCCGATGCCGACCGCCGTTTTAAAAGTTACCTGGTTGAATTCGGTCTGACGCCAGCGGCAAGGACGAAGGTGAAAGTGAATGGCGAAGACCCCGAAGAGGACACGCTCGACAAGTTCTTCGGTTGATCCAGCAACCCAATATGCGATGGATGTAACCTCGGGAAAAGAACTGGCTGGTCCTGACATACGTAACTCATGCCAGCGTCATCTCAACGACCTGCAGTCATGTCATGCCCGTGGTCTGCACTGGGATGTCGAGGCGGCGCAACGCTCGATTGATTACTTTGCGAAAGTTCTGAAGCTCAACGGTGGAGATTTTGAAGGCGAGCCTTTCGTGCTATTGCCATGGCAGTGCTTTATCGTCGGATCTATTTTTGGCTGGAAAAACGACAGAGGTTTTCGCCGGTTCCGAATGGTTTATGTGGAGTCCGGGAAGGGATCCGGGAAATCCCCCCTTTCGGCAGGTGTAGGGCTTTACTGTCTCACCGCCGATAAAGAAGCACGTGCTGAAGTTTATGCCGCCGCCACGAAGAAAGACCAGGCAATGGTCCTCTTCCGTGATGCGGTCGCGATGGTGGATCAATCTCCCGCCCTTTCCGCGCGCATTCAGAAATCTGGCGGCGCCGGGAAGGAATGGAACCTTGCTTTCCTTCAGTCTGGTTCCTTCTTTCGTCCAATCAGTTCAGATGACGGGCAGTCCGGCCCGCGACCACATTGCGCTCTTATTGATGAAGTTCACGAGCATAAAAGCAATCAGGTTGTAGAAATGATGCGTGCCGGTACTAAAGGCCGTCGGCAGGCGCTGATTTTCATGATCACCAACAGTGGGCACGATAAAACCAGCGTCTGCTATGACTATCACGAATACGGTCGAAAGGTTTCTGCCGGTTCGATAGAAGATGACAGCTTTTTTGCCTTCATTTGTTCACTGGATGAAGGAGACGATCCTTTCAAGGATGAGTCCTGCTGGAAAAAAGCTAACCCTTCGCTGGGGCACACCTTTGAAGAAAGCTATCTCCGTGAGCAGGTTACTCAGGCCCGCGGTATGCCATCGAAAGAGAGCATCGTCAGACGCTTAAACTTCTGTCAGTGGGTTGACGCGGCTAATCCGTGGATGAGCAGTGATGTCTGGATGGGCTGTGAGGAGAGCTTTGATCCAGATGAACTGGAAGGTGAGGAGTGCTATGGCGGTCTGGACCTGTCCGGATCGCGTGATTTGACGGCACTGGCGTTGTTTTTTCCAAAGCAGCGCAAGTTGCTGGTGGAGTTCTGGACCCCGAAAGATACGTTGCTGGAACGGGCCAAAACTGACCGGGTACCTTATGACGCCTGGGAGCGCGATGGTCACATCCACACTACACCTGGCAAAGCAGTGAAATACGGCTTTGTTGCCCAGCGCATTGCAGATCTGACTCAGAAGTTTGATATCAAGGCCATCGCCTTCGACCAGTATCGCATTAAATACCTTGAGCCGGAGCTAGAGGAAGCATCTGTTTCTGTTCCCTTAATTCCTCATGGTCAAGGGTATTACAAAGCGAAAGATTCCGGGCTGTGGATGCCTCACTCGATCGAATTGTTCGAGGAGTTGCTCGATGACAGCATCATTATCATCAGGACAAACCCTTGCCTTCGCTGGAATGCAGCGTCAGCAGTGACGGAGGCTGATCAGAAAGAAAACCGAATTTTTGCAAAGAAAAAGAGTACAGGACGCATCGACGGCATTGTTGCGGGAGCTATGGCGATCGGTGCTTCCGAAGGATATGAGGATGATTCCGGCGATATTGACGACTTTTTCAGTAATCCCATCATAGTGTGAGTCACCATGAATAAAGAGAAGAAGCCTGGCCGGATTAAAAGTGCCGTTCGCCGGTGGCTCGGCGTACCCATTTCACTTACTGACGGCGAATTCTGGGCTGCCTATGCAGGCGGGCAGTCTGCTGCAGGCAAATCTGTAACGGTTGATAAAGCCCTGCAGTTGTCGGCAGTGTGGTCATGCGTAAGGCTGTTATCCGAAACCATCGCGACGTTGCCTGTTGGTTTTTACGAAAAAACGGCTGATGGTCGCCAGAGTGCAAATGATCACCCGCTTTATGAGCTCCTCCATAATCAACCAAATGCTGACATGACCGCAGTGGAGTTCTGGGAAATGATCATGGCCAGCCTGCTTTTATGGGGGAATGCTTACGCGGAAATCGACCGTACCGGAAAGCGTATTACTTCGCTTGTACCGCTAAGGCCCGAAAGGATGAAGGTTGACTTAAGCAAGAGCGGAGATCCTCTTTATACCTATCGCGACTGGCCTTCAGGTACATCCCGAAATATTGATGAACGGGACATCATGCACATCCGCGCATTCAGCACCAATGGGGTTATGGGCCTGTCACCTGTCAGTTATGCCCGACAGACACTTGGTCTGGCAATGGCAACAGATGAAGCCAGCGCCAAAGTTTTCAAAAATGGTATGCGGCCTAGCGGCGTTCTCTCAATGGATCAGATCCTTAAAAAGGAGCAGCGCAATGAAGTACGGGAAAGCATGGTTGAACAATTTTCCGGATCCATGAATACAGGGAAAATGATGGTTCTTGAGGCGGGTATGAAGTTTCAACCTGTTGACCTCAACCCGGAAGATGCCCAGATGCTGCAGTCCAGAGCATTCAATATCGAAGAGATTTGTCGGTGGTTCAGAGTATGGCCGGGGTTGATCGGCCATAGTGCCCAGGGGCAGACGATGTGGGGGAGTGGGGTCGAACAGATGTTGATCGGCTTTTTAACTTTTTCGCTTCGTCCATGGCTGACCCGTATAGAGCAGGCGGTTCGTAAAAGTCTCCTGGCTCCGGGAGAAAGAAATAAGTACTTCGCGGAGTTTTCCATTGAAGGTCTATTACGTGCCGACAGCGCCGCCCGTGCAGCCTTTTACTCAACAATGACCCAGAACGGTCTGATGACCCGCAATGAAGCACGGCAAAAAGAAAACCTTCAGCCAAAACCCGGCGCTGATCAACTTACCGTTCAATCCAACCTGCTGCCGATAGATCAGCTTGGCAAGTCCGGCGACAGTGAATCGGCCAAAAACGCACTGCGGGAATGGCTTGGCATTAAATCAGAGGAGACGCCGGAATGTACCGGAAAAACGCAGCCATGAAAGTAAAGGCATTCGACTTCGACATTAAGGCCGTCAACGATGACGGCCTTTTTTCTGGGTACGGTTCTGTCTTCGATGTGGTGGATAGCTACAACGAAGTCGTTGCGCCGGGCGCTTTCCTCGAAAGCATTGAGGAAACACGGGCGAAGGGGAGAACGTTCCCGGTTCTCTGGCAGCATCGCACCGGCGAACCTATCGGGAACTGGGATATCTCGACCCTGAAAGAAGATAAACATGGGCTTTTTGGTGAAGGGGCTTTGTGGCTTGACGACGCTGCCTACGCTAAAACCGCCTGGCGGGGTATGAAAACCCGTGCCATTACAGGTCTTTCCATTGGCTATTACGTACGGGAATCGAATTACGATGAGAAAACCCGGATCCGCACATTAACAAAGCTGGACCTGGTTGAAATCTCCATCGTTACAGTGCCGGCCAACGATGATGCGCGTATTGACGTCATTAAGTCGAAGCTGTCACACGGTGATCTTCCTTCCTTACCTGAATTTGAGAAGTTCCTGCGAGAGGCAGGTTTCTCGAAAAGTCAGTCCGCTGCGGTCGCCTCCCGCGGGCTGTCCTATCTGCTTGACCGGAGTGAGTCCGGGGGCGAAGACGGCGAAACCAAAGCGGCTATTGCGGCGATGCGCCAGCAACTGAGCCAGTTTTCTCTCCCAAAAATTCTCTAAGGAATTTATATGTATCAGAAAAAATCGGCTGAAGATCAGCCGCAAAGTATTGGCGAAATCTCTACCCAGCTCACCATGGTGATTGATCAGGTCAAAAACTTCGGCGAAGACGTGAAGAAAAAAATGGAGGCAGGAGAAACCGTTTCGCTGGAACTGAAACAACGAACGGACGAAAGCCTGAATCAGATGAACGAGCTGAAAGAACGCCTCACTGAACTGGAGCAAAAAGGTGCCCGCCGTCAGAACGATGCACCTGCACAGCGAAAGTCGCTAGGTGAGCTGGTGGTCGAAAGTGAAGAGTTCAAAGGTATGGACAGTTCGGCCCGTAAGAGCATCCGCGTCAAACTGGAACAGAAAGATATTATGAACGTGCCGGCGACTACGGGCACTGGCGTGAGCACAACCAACAGTCTGGTGGTCTCCGATCGTGTTCAGGGCATTATCGCCCCGCCGGAACGCACTCTGACCATCCGTAATCTGCTTATCCCCGGTAATACCGCATCTAACGGTATTGAGTTCGTTCAGGAAACGGGGTTTACCAATAATGCTGCGGCTGTGGCAGAAGGTGTCCTGAAGCCAAAATCAGACATTAAGTTTGAGCTGAAAAGTGCGCCGGTTCGTACCATTGCGCATTATTTTAAAGCGTCCCGTCAGATCCTGGACGATGCGCCCGGTCTGGCCAGCTATATCGATGGACGTGCTCAGTATGGTCTTCGTTTTAAAGAGGAGCAGCAGTTGCTGAGCGGCGATGGTACCGGCGCGAATATCCTCGGCATTCTGCCGCAGGCAACAGAATTTGCACCAGTTCTTACTCTGTCCAACGCCACGCCGATCGACCGCCTTCGCCTGGCTGTTCTGCAGGCCGTTCTTGCAGAATATCCGGCGTCTGGTTTTGTCCTGAACCCGATTGACTGGGCGGGCATCGAACTGACCAAAGATAACGAAGGTCGCTATATTATCGCGCAGCCGGTCAATGGTGGTGTTCCGCGTATCTGGGGGCTCCCTGTTGTCGAAACTCAGGCCATGGCTCAGAACAACTTCCTGACCGGGGCGTTTAATATGGCGGCACAAATCTTCGACCGCATGGATATCGAAGTACTGCTCTCCACTGAGAACGAAGATGACTTTATTAAAAACATGGTCACAATTCGTGCGGAAGAGCGTCTTGCGTTAGCGGTTTATCGTCCGGAAGCATTTGTCACCGGTAATGTAACCGCTTCTGGCGGCTGACAATTCAGGGCCGCTTAGCGGCCCTCTCTTTTTGCGGAGATTGTGATGGCCAGAAAAAATGCGGCTGAATCGTCTGTATCCGACGGCAGAAATGTGGCGCCAGAACCCTCTGAGTCCGGGACTATTCAGGTTCAGCCTGTCCGGCGTTTTATGGATGGCGATATTTTCAGGACGCCAGCCGATGATCCTTTTCAGGTTTCTCGCTTGCGTGCTGCGGAGCTTAAAGGAAACGGGCTGGTGACGATAACTGGTGAAGTTCCTGAAAACAAAATGGACCGCGCCCCCGAAACTAAAGGGTAATGGTTATGACGGTAATCAACACTGAAACTGCCATGGAACATCTCAAGCTGGATGATGAAACCGATAAAACTATGGTGGAGGGTTATCTGGCCGCTGCGGAGGATGCTGCTATGCAGTTTCTTAACCGTCGTTTTTATGCAGACCAGGTCGGGCTGGATAGCGCAGTTGAAAATGAAAGCGCCGGCGATCGTCCCATTATTATCACGCCCTCTATTCAGAGTGCGGTTCTTCTTATACTGGGCTGGCTGTATGAAAACCGTGGGGATGACCTGGGTCATGATATCCCCGGTCCTGCGCGTTGGTTGCTTAATCCCTGGCGAATTCAAATGGGTGTTTAGCAGGGGGGGGGATGATGAAAATTGGACCGATGCGGCATCGGATAACTATCCGTAATTTTATCTCTACGCGAACACCGTCTGGTCAGCCGATAGAAGAGTGGTCTGACGGTGCCACTATCTGGGCAGAGGTTAAGGGAATCAGTGGGCGAGAGAGCCTGACTGCCGGAGCCGAACGAGTTGATGCTACCATTCGTGTCTGGGTTCGGTACCGCAATGATATTTCTGCCTCATCCCGGCTTCTTGTGCTGAACGGCCCTTACAAAGGAGTGACATTGAATGTCACCGGGCCTCCTGTACCAGACGGAAAAGGTACACGCCTGGAAATTCTCTGCAAACAGGGGACCGAAAAATGATTGATGTGAATCTGGATTTTTCCGGCTTACAGGATATTGCCCGAGACCTGCAAACCCTCAGCAAGGCCGAAAACAATAAAGTCCTACGGGACTCGACCCGTGCCGGGGCTGAAGTCCTCCGGCAGGAAGTGATTGATCGGGCCCCTGAGAAAACCGGGAAGCTGAAGAAAAACGTTGTTGTCGTCACTCAGAAAAGCCGCCGCCGTGGCGAAATCTCATCCGGGGTGCACATTCGTGGCGTTAACCCGCAAACGGGGAACAGTGACAACACTATGAAGGCCAGTAACAGGCGAAATGCTTTCTACTGGCGCTTCGTAGAGCTGGGAACATCAACGGCTCCGGCACTTCCTTTTGTCCGTCCTGCGTTCGATACGCGCATCGAGGAAGCCGCCCAGGTTGCGATGAACCGAATGAATACGGCTATTGATGAGGTTCTGGCTAAATGACAGAGGATGATATTTACACCCTGCTGGCTCCGCTGGCCGATGGTCGGGTTTACCCCTATGTGGTTCCGCTAGGGAGCGACAATCTTCCAGCGGTCGCTACTCCCTACATCATCTTTTCGAGCCCGACAGATGTTAGCGGGGATGTGTTCTGCGGGCAGGCGGAATCGACACTGCACATTCAGGTCGATGTCTGGGCCAAAACGAACGACGAGGCCAGGGCACTTCGACTTGATGCCCTTTCCAGGCTGGAAGTCCTTTCACCTACCGAAGTGACAAAAATCCCTGGCTACGACACAACAACCCATCTTTATCGGGCAACGCTTGAAATAACGGTCATTGCCTGACTGAAACCAATCCAATCCGACCGCCGCTGGCGGTTTTTTTTCATTTATGGAGGCTGCGATGTCAGCACAATATGAACGCGCCCAAAAAACGGTAGTAATGATTACGTCAGTGCCGGTCACTGCGGCAGAGCTGGATACGGCGACTTGGCTTAACCTGAGTTGCACCATCAAACAGGCCAGCTTTACCGCCGGTCAGAAAAACGATATTGACGTGACAACGCTATGCTCTGACGAAACGGAAAATATCAACGGACTTCCGGTACCATCTGAAATGTCTCTCTCGGGTAACTTCTACCGTAACCCGGCGCAGGATGCGCTTCGTGAAGCATACGATAACGACGGCGTTTATGGATTTAAGGTTATTTTCCCGTCTGGAAATGGGTTCCTGATGCGTTCTGAGGTGCGTCAGCACACCTGGGATTCTCAGACCAATGGTGTGGTGGCCGCAACGTTCTCACTGCGCCTGAAAGGCAAAGTATCCAATATTAATGCCCCAGGAATTCTGTCTTTCGCTACAGACCTTCCGGCTTCCCAGGCAGTCGCGGCAGGAAGCGCCCTGACAATGGGTGTTGTCGTCCATGGCGGCACAGCACCTTATACCTACGTCTGGAAAAAAGGTTCCTCAACCGTCAGCGGGCAGACCGGCGCCACTTTCAATAAGGCCAGCGCCGTATCAGGTGACGCCGGGGTTTATTCCTGCGTGGTTACTGATGCCGATGGCACTGTTATCACCTCTGCCGATCACACTGTCACCGTCAGTTAATGGAGCGCCGGGTAACCGGCGATAAACTTAATGTCAAAACAGAATCTTAAAGCGTTGGCACTCGCCCCGATGGCCGGTTTTCGTAAAAAAGAAGTCACCGTTCCTGAGTGGGAAAACGCCAGAGTTATCATTCGCGAACCGTCTGCCGAAGCCTGGATACGCTGGCAGGGGATCGCCAGCCCGGAAAAACCCAAACTACCGGAAGGGCAGGAAGCACCAGAGGTGCCAGAGCTGACCCCTTCAGAGCGTGCCTTCCGCACGATGCGGGCAGATGTCACGTTGTTCATTGATATTTTACTGGATACTGACCTTCATCCCGTCTTTACCATCGACGATACCAAAGATATTGAATCAATGTATGGTCCCGTCCACTCCCGTCTTTTGAAACAGGCACTCGATCTCATTCGTGACGCGGATGATGCCAAAGCAAAGTAAAAATGCCTGGCATGCAGTTCCTGATGTCGCTGGCGCTCCGGATGGGCCGCACGCTGGGCGAACTGCGACAGACCATGACGGTTGGCGAATTCAGGATGTGGGCTGAATACGACCGTCTCAGCCCGATTGGTGATGTACGTGGCGATATTCTCAATGCTCAGCTGGTTTCAGCGATGTACGGTGCGCAGGGCGGAAAAGTCACCATTGAAGACGCTCAACTCCAGTGGAGCGCAGAAGAAGACGAAGTAAGCGACGGCGGCGATCCATTTGCCGGGTTAGAGGCAGCGCTTCTTGCTGCCTCAGCATGATATTACAAAATCAGGTAGTCAGTTATAATTCGTGTAGATGCCATTTTTAACTGGTGTTATGTTATTTTTTTACACACGGAGTGCTTTCGATGACTACTACTGGTTGGATTTTATTATTTGTTTTCGCTCGTCTTGTTGATCTTGTTATTTGGTATTTTCTTAACAGAGGAAGCGTAAGGGCAAATGATCAGATCGCTATGCTTAAAGAAATTTCTAAAAAGCAAAGTGCTCAAATTGATCTTCTTATTGCGCTTGCTCATAAAAAAGATGAACCAGAAAAAGATTACCTCGAAGAAGCCAGGAAAAAAGCTGGTTTAATTTAATTATACTTAAATCATGAAAACCCCGCAGAGCGGGGTTTTTTGTTTCTGAGGAAATGAAATGGCAACCCTGCGTGAACTTATCATTAAAGTTTCTGCTAACTCTCAGTCTTTTCAGACAGAGATTGCCCGCGCGTCACGTATGGGGGCTGATTATTATAAGACAATGCAGAGTGGTGGTCGGCAAGCCGCTGCTGCATCAAAAGATACCCGCCGAGCATTGTCTGAGTTGACCGATCAAATGGAGTCAGCAAAATCTTCAGCGATGTCTCTTGCGGGAGCATTTGCTGGTGCCTTTGCTACCGGACATCTCATTTCACTGGCTGATGAATGGAATTCTGTTAATGCTCGCTTAAAGCAGGCGTCTCAGTCTACGGATGATTTCTCGTCTTCCCAGCGCCTGCTGATGGATATAAGCCAAAAAACTGGCACGGCATTTTATGATAATGCCAATCTTTTTTCTCGCTCTGCGGCATCAATGCGTGAATTCGGCTACAGCTCAACAGAAGTATTGCAGATTACCGAGGCTATCTCTACAGGGCTGAAACTTTCAGGGGCCAATGCCCAAGAGTCCAGCTCTGTCATTACTCAGTTCAGTCAAGCCCTGGCACAGGGCGTGCTCCGTGGCGAAGAGTTTAATGCGGTAAATGAAAGCGGAGATCGTGTTATTCGCGCCCTGGCTGCTGGTATGGGCGTTGCACGCAAAGACCTGAAAGGTATGGCTGATCAGGGGAAACTTACCATTGATAAAGTTGTACCTGCACTAATTAGCCAACTTGGAAAACTTCGCGACGAATATGGAGAATTACCACAAACAGTTTCTTCGTCTGCGACAAAAATCGAAAATGCTTTCATGCAATGGGTTGGCGGCGCTAATGAAGCAAGTGGAGCTACACGCACTTTAACTGGTTTACTTAATGGTGTAGCTGAAAATATTGACACCGTTGCCACCGCTGCTGGTGTGCTGGTTGCTGTTGGCGTAAGTCGATATTTTGGAGGTATGGCTTCGGGGGCTTATTCGGCAACAGCTGGAATAATTAATGCAGCAAAAAGCGAAGTAGCATTAGCTGAAGCTCAAGTCAGAGGGACCCAGATTTCTACAGCGCGAGCACGCGCAGCAGTATATCGGGCCCAGCAAGCCCTGTCCGCAGCACGCGGAACCGACGCACAAACCGTCGCGGAGAATAGGCTGTCATTGGCACAGGAATCTTTGAACCGAAATATACAGGCAAGAATTGTTGCCCAATCAGCCTTGAACTCTGTTACATCGGTAGGTTCAAGGCTCATGGGGGGAGCACTAGGGCTTGTTGGCGGCATACCTGGACTGGTACTTCTCGGAGCTGGCGCTTGGTACACAATGTATCAGAATCAGGAGCAGGCCCGCCTTTCCGCTCAGGACTACGCAAAAACTATCGATGAAGTCAGGGAAAAAACCAAATCAATGTCCTTACCTGAGACATCTGATAATGAGGAAAAAACGAGACAATCTCTTGATGAGCAAAACCGACTCATTGATGCTCAGTCCTCTAAAGTTAAAAGCCTCAAGGAAGAAATAGCTGGTTATCAGTATATTTTGGCAAACCCTGGCCCTACAACCAGCGGAGGTTTCATGATTAATCATCTTACCTCTGTTGAAACCGCTACTCGAGGGCTTGAAGATGCCACTTCAGCACTTGCTGTAGAGCAGGAACGTCTGTCGCAAATGCAGGCTAAATCTGAATCTATACAGTCGGTTCTTGAAGGACTCGAACATCGCCGGATTACATTGATTCGGCAGCAGGCTGCAGAACAGAACGCTGCATATCAGTCATTGATAATGATGAATGGTCAGCATACAGAATTTAACCGCCTTCTGGGGCTTGGTAATAACTTACTGATGGCGCGACAAGGATTAGTTAATGCGCCGATGCGAATGCCCCAGTCAGATTTAACATCACAACAAACAAATGCGCTTGAGAAGAGTCGCCGCGATTTAGCGCTCTCAAAGCTCAAAGGTGAAGCAAAAGAGAGAGCCAGACTTGGATATGCTGCTGATGACCTGGGATTAACTAACGATCCGCAGTATCAGACTGGAAGGCAGGAGCTTGTTAATAATGGACTTGCCGAGTGGAGAAATAATGAAGCGAATAAGCCAAAAAGAAAAGGTCCAAAAACTGATGAAGAAAAAGCAGAGGATGTTTATAAGCGACTGCTAAAACAGCAGCGGGAACAAATAGCCCTCGCAAGCCAGAATACCGAACTGGCAAAAGTAAAATATCAGGTAACTCAGGGTGAATTGCACACCCTCGAACAAGCCAAAAAAGAAACTCTTCTTCATAATGCGGCGCTTATCGATCAGAAAAATATTGCCGAACAGTTAAAAACCTTCCGCGAAGGACTGGCCGACAGTAACGCCGCCGCTCGTGATCGGGGAAACATTGATTTCCTTGGGGCGGGCATGGGCAGTAAAGCCCGTGACCGCATGAAGGAAATGGCTGATATTCGTACTGATTTCCTCAAGCAACAACGAGAGCTTCAACGTGACTTCAGTAAAGGGCAGATATCCGAAGACCTGTATAAGAAACAAACTGAGGCGTTGAAAACCGCACTTGATGAGCGCCTGACAATACAGGAGGACTATTACAAAAAGGTTGACGAGAAGCAATCTGACTGGCGTGCCGGAATTAGCGATTCGCTAATGAACTATGTAGATCAGGCTTCTGACCTCAGTTCTATGGCGGCCTCAGCGACCAGCGAAATTCTCAATAACGCCACTAACTCTATTTCCAGCAATATGACCGACGTTATTACAGGTGCAGTGTCATTCAAAGAAGGCATGTCGAATGTTTTCACGTCTATGGGTGAAACCATTATCAAGACACTCATCCAGGTAGCCACGCAAGCATTGATCACTAAAGCTATCCTGTCGATGGTTGGAGGCGGCTATGGTGGGCTATTTAGCGGAATCTTTGGTGGGGCGAGTGGGGCGGCCAGCAGTGGGACAGCTATTCAAAGTGCGGGTGCGAATTTTTCGTTTAATGCCCTTGGCGGCGTCTACGATTCCCCCTCCCTCTCTGCGTACAGCGGTGGTGTGTATAGCACTCCGCAGTATTTTGCGTTTGCTAAAGGCGCAGGGGTATTCGGTGAAGCGGGGCCAGAAGCCATCATGCCTCTAACCCGTGGTGCCGATGGTTCCCTGGGTGTTCGTGCGATAGGTCGTCAGTCGCCGGCGGTTCAGGATGCGGCGAGGCAGATCGAGGCTCAACCTCGTATCGCTGTCAGCGTTGACGCCAGAAGCACCTTTACCGGGCAGCCGGACGACGCAACGATGCTGGCCGTTGAACGAAGAAATGATGCACTCGAGCAGCGGATCATTAACACCCTTACCGCTGAAATTAACAGTCCGCAGAAGAAGTTCGGGCGGGCGATTTACTCAAATCTGCAAGCCAAAAGGCCCACCTGATAACCTGCCCGGAGGGAATATTCATGGCAGATATTATCTACCCGGACGATTACCTGCCCATGCCTCTCATGGACGGTTACGGGTTTAAACCGATATCGCCACTTAAACGCACGGAAATGACGTCTGGCCGCGCACGCCAGCGGCGTCTTTACACTTCAACACCGACCCAGGCCTCAGTTAAATGGATTTTCCAGACTGACGCGCTGGCACAGGTGTTCGAGGCGTTTTTCCGGGATGTGCTTAAAGATGGCCAGTCCTGGTTCTATCTGAAACTCCAGACCCCGATCGGGGTAAAACCCTATAAAGCCAGGTTTGTGGACATTTACGAAGGGCCGACACTGGGCGCGCCAAAATACTGGCAATACAGTGCGACCCTAGAACTTTGGGAGCGACCATTGCCGCCAGTGGGATGGGGGAATTACCCGGAATGGCTGGCTGGACAATCACTGCTGGATATCGCACTGAATAAAGAGTGGCCTAAAGTATGACCTTACTCGAAAGACTCTATGCCAGCAGCGGTTCAGAGGTTATCCACGATACACTGCAAATTGCAGCCGGCGATCAAAATTACTGGCTGACCAGCGGCTGGGATAATGTTTCTGTCACGCTCGAAAATGGTCAAACGGCGACGTTTGAGGGATGTGCGATTGACATTGCGTTACCTGCCCGTAATGCCGATGGAACGCAGGATTTAAAATTTGCGATCAGCAATATAGACGGTGAAGTTTCTGGCGCCATCGATAAGCTGCTAGATGAAATGAAGTCAGCAACGTTGACGTTTCGCCGGTATATCTCAACCGATTTATCAGCCCCTGCTGCGGCGCCGTATACCCTTGATGTTAAATCTGGCTCCTGGACACAAACATCCGTTCAGGTCACCGCGGGGTATATGAATATCCTTAAAACGGCGTGGCCGCGTAACCGATACAACCTCGCTGAGCATCCGGGCTTACGCTACTGATTTGAGGTTTTCCCTATGTTTAACCCTGAAAAATACCGTTCAGTTACCTGGCTGAAAGGCGGTCGCGTATATCCGCAACTCGACTGTTTCGGAATCATTAATGAAATTCGCCAAGATCTTGACCTTCCGTTATGGCCTGACTTCTCGGGTGTGACAAAAGACGGTGGAGGCCTTGACCGTGAAGCCCGGAAATTCATGAAATCTCTCGCGAGATGCGAGCCATGCCTTGGCGCTGGCGTGGCCTGCTATTCGGGCTCTGCTGTCACGCATGTTGGGATTGTTGTGCGACTGGATAACCAGTTGCAGGTCGCGGAATGCAACCCAGGAACGCACGTCACTTTTTTGCCTCTGGCGCGCTTCATTCGACGATTTAACCGCGTGGAGTTCTGGCAATGACAATCAGGATTTACCCCTCTCGTCTCCCGGGGGAGCCACTTGAAACGCATCAACATGGCGATCTCACGATTCATGAATGGATGCAAAAAAATGTCCCGAGTTATTCACTCGAAAAAGTACATCCGATCACTGTTGAACTCAGTGGCCAGGTTGTGCTGCCGAATGAATGGCCGTTATGTTACCTGCGACCAGACAGTGACGTCAGGATATACCCGGTACCGTTCGGGACTGGTCTGGAAATCGCGGTGTGGGTGTCAATCGCCGTCTCGCTAGCATCGACAGCCTATGCGCTGTTTTTCGCTCCAAAGCCCGAAATGGGCGGGTTTTCATCTAACAATGGCACCTCACTTGACCTGAACCCGGCAAAAGCGAACACAGCAAAGCTTGGCGATCCAATCAGAGAGGCATTCGGGCGCAACAGGATTTACGCGGATTACCTGGTACAACCCATGACCCGCTTTGATCCCAACGACCCGACCATAATGCGCGTTGAGATGTTTGTTTGCCTTGGCTATGGCCGGTTTTCTTATACTGGCGGTGATTTTCGGGTGGGCGAAACCCCAGCGCTTACGCTGGGTGATGGGTTCAGTTTCAAGGGGTATGGGCCTGCCGAAAACGTTGCTGGAGATCATCGTAGTGAATGCTGGTTTAATTCTACTGAAGTGGGCGGCACATCGAGCGGATCAGGGTTAGATATGGCCCAGACAGCACCAGAAACCAGCGATATTATTGCTGACGCAATGACGGTATCCGGTAGCTCTGTTTCGTTTATTGGTCTTGATATTGATGACGATAATGAAAGTAATAATGACGCGAACAAGCTGCCCCCATCCTGGGTTGCTGGGGCAATTGTTACATTACTGGCTCCGTTCAATGTTCATGTATCGACCGCTGTCGGCGCTAATGTGCTGACCAGTGACATGCTGGCTGAATGTGCTCCACATACTGGTATGCCCGTAACTCTGAACTTCAGCGGTGTTAATTATGACCTGCAAATCGCATCGTACACACCGAGACAGGATGCTGTGCCGGGTGTTGGCGGAACTGCCTCGGTGCTGCGCGGTAATGCGGCACCGACCACTTACGATTTTTCCAGTGCCGGTCAGACGTTCACACTGACCTGGCAGGGTGCCACCTATACGATCTCGCTCGTGACGAACTATGGCAATATGTCTGGTTTGCTTGCTGCGATTAACGGTAGCCTAACCGGTTCGGGGTTGATTGCTCATGATGACGGCGGCGTGGTTCGTATTGTCGAGATGTCGAGTCCATGGCGTGGTGGCGGCATAACGACATCCGATCTTCCTGTATCCGTGTTTGGTGACAGCCCGGAATCTACTGCTGGGACGGCATCGAGCGGCGGCAGCCCAGCCATTACTGCCAGCGTAACACTGGCATATGATTCAGGGACACCCTTCTCCGGTCTTCCTGACGGTACCCTGCGAATATCTCTGGCCCACCGTGGTAATGAATACAGAATCTCATCAGTTGATGGACCAACCGCATCTGTTCAGCGCGTTGTTAACGGTGCGGTCGATAATACCTGGCCTGGATTTACGACACGTACTGTCGTCGATTTTTCGGCGTCGGGCATTAACGATAACGACACGTGGATGGGGCCATTTCTGGCCTGCCCAGCGAACGAAAAGATTGACGCTTTTGAAGTCAATTTCTCTTTCCCCAGTGGTATCTGTGGATTCAACAAGAAGGGAAAGAAAGAAGCGTGGTGGGTTGGCTGGGAAATTCAATACCGTATTTACGGTTCAGGGGGGGGATGGGAAACGCGAGACGGCTTTTACAAGTTAAAAAATATTAACGGGCTTGGATTTACGGAGCGTATCAATCTGCCATCACCCGGACTCGTTGAGGTTAGGTGTCGCCGGAAAAATGAACAGGGGCAAGATAATGCCAGGGATACTATGTTCTGGCAGTCTCTTTCCGGGCGGTTACTGGCAAGACCGACATCTTATGCTGGTATATCTACGATCGGAATCACGGTTGAAACCGGTGGTCAACTGGCTGCTCAGTCAGATAAGCGTGTCAGTGTGGTGGCAACACGTAACTATGATAGAGGTGGAGACCGGACTATCAGTGGCGCGTTTTATCATCTTGCTCATAGTCTGGGCTATCGGGACGATCAGATCGACACAGCTACCATCAACATGCTTGAGTCTACCTACTGGACCCCGCGAGGTGAGTATTTCGATCATCAGGCATACCTCGACAGCACTTCAGCGAAAGATATTTTCGACAAGATAGCTGAGGCCGGTATGGGATATTTTCTGCTTTCAGACGGTATGTTATCTGTCGGACGGGAGGGAATCAAAAACTGGACCGGAATTATCACACCCCAGGATACAGTTGAAGAAATGCAGACAGCATTCCGTGCGCTGACTGACGATGATTTCGACGGCGTGGATGTGAAATACATTAACCCCACAACATGGACGGAGGAAACCGTCCAGTGTCGCGCACCTGGCAATCCTTACCCGCGCAAGGTCGAATCGTACAAAATCGATGTGGTGATTAGTGCAGACAGAGCGTACCGTATCGGCATGCGCCGTCTCATGAAATATCTGCATCAACGTCGGACATACACGACGACGACCGAAATGCTCGGCTGGTGTCATGAGTTTGGCGATCACATCATTCTTTCTGACGATATCCCAACCGGGAAAACTCGCAGTTGCTTAATTGATGCGATGAGCTACAACGCGCAGAAAATCACACTGCATGTTACCGAGCCTCTCGACTGGAGCTATGTAAATCCGCGGTGCTGGATACAGTTTCAGGATTCAGGGGCCTCACGTTTACTCATACCACAGAGGGTTGACGACTATACCCTCACAGTACCTTACAACGACGACCTTCACCCGGAAAAATGGATTATGGGCGACCCTGATATTGATCCTCCGCGGTTGCTGTTCTGTGACAGTGAGAAGGGTGCCAGGCATGGGATAGTTCAGGATATAGCGCCAGTGGGCGATGGTAATTGCCAGATCACCGCGCCGGAATATAAAGACATTTTCTACAACTATGACGACGCCACATACCCCGGCAACGTCTCGTAATACCCCATAACAACCCCTGATTAACTCTTTTCGCTTAAACCCTCGTTTAGGCGAATGCTTTTTTGGAGCAAAAAAACATGGCCTTTAATCCGCCACTGGGGAGCACGTCTCCCGCTGTGCTGCTCGATAACGCCAAACGTCTGGATGAGTTGGCCAACGGGCCCGCTGCCATTGTTCCCGATCGTGCAGGTCAACCGCTGGATTCCTGGCGCCTGATGATGCAGACATTCGCCGCCATCGTGGAGCAAACCCGGCAGAATCTGATCCCTCTTGGTAAGCAGTATATGACTCTGCCAGAGGCGCAGGCTGATATTGGGAATATACCTGCTGGTTCGACTACCTATGTGCGAAACCAGGACGGGACCGCGCTGGCTGATGAGTACATTAATAACGGGGGCACGCTACAGCCTACAGGCCGAAAAATGCCGTCTCAGGAATCTATTGAAACTATTCGTCAACTGATCGAAAAATTCACCGCCATCGCCCTGGTTGATAATAATTTTTTCCCGTTTTTCACGGACAGTGCCGGGAATGTACCTGTGTACTGGGATAACGGTTTTGCTGTTTCCCGGATTGCCACATCGTTGTATCAGATGATTTATGCGGATGTTCACGCTCGCCTGGTGGATGCGCTGAATAAGCAGGTAACAGGGGTTTCCCCTGGTTTTTTTCCGTTATTCACTGACAGCGCCGGGAATGTACCTGTGTACTGGGATGGCGGACTGGACGCATCAGCAATAGCAACAGGACTGCTGGAAAAAATATGGACTTACATCAATTCAATAATTGCTGATGCCCTGAATTTAAAAGTTACTGGTATCTCGCCCGATTTTGTTCCTGGGATGACTGATGGTGCAGGGAATGTGCTGTTCTGGTTCCAGAATGGTGAGTTGGATGCTGGCGGTATTGGTCCAAACATTGGCGGATCGCTAGCCAGATCGTATCAACGCCGGATGTACACCGCCGCTTATAACATTCCGCTGCATACAGACGGGCGAACCCTGTGGCGCTGGAAAGCGAAGAAAGCGCAGCTCAAAGCAGGCCTGGCAGTCCGTCCACATTTCATGCTGACGGGCGACAGCTGGACGCAGAATAACGAACTGGCCACCGCTATCGCCGGGCTGCTGCACAATGATTACGGTGATGCGGGGCTGGGCTGGAGAACGGTTAACTACGGGGCCGCGCGCGACGGTTCGGGAATATATCGATCAGAGGGATGGGATTTGTATGACTCGTCACCGACGAGCGGAGCGCCGCTTTATGGCTGTGGTATTGACGGCCAGTCAATCAATACCACAACGAGCACGGCCTATTTCAGGGTGACGAATGTCCGCTGCACTGACTGCCGGATTTACTACCAGGACCTGAACGGTAAGTTTCAGTACGGCTACGACGTTGGCGGGGTCACTCAGTGGACTGAGGTTGTCTGCGGGAATACCGGCGCGACAAAATCGGTGTTGCTGACAGGCATGGCCGACGAGGTCAGGACGATTTACGTCAAAACTGATGGCAATACCGGGCACGTGGCCATCCACGGATTTTACCTCTGGCGCGCTGGTGTGGCTGGCTGCGTGATGAGCAAGGCGGGTAACTCCGGGATTCTTGCGGACCAGTTTCTGCTGTTCTCCGACAAAATCTCAGAGTACCTCAGCACGATGCAGCCGGACGTCATTTGTATCGTCATCGGCAACAATGATTACCGTAATTCTTACGGGACGCAGGTCTTTAGAACCGCACTGCAGACATACATGGCGGCTTGTCGCGCTGTGTTGCCAGATGTCGGTTTTATCCTGATTGCACCCCCTCGTACTAACGGGATCGCCCTGACACCGATCGTTGATTTCCGCGACGTGATGTACGACCTCTCGCAGTCTTTGAACTGCGAATTTTTCAGTATCTATGACCTGTTCGACACCTGGACTGAGATGAACAGTCTGGGCTGTTTTGTCGATAACCTGCATCCCAGCGCCACAGGCAGCAACCTGATTTCCTCCACCCTGAATAACGCACTGATTAAAGGCTAAATTATGACAAATGAAATCTACATTCCAAAACTCGGTGACGTCGTTATTCCGGGAACACATCCAAAAATCGGCCATTTTATGCAGCCTGATTTGCCCGTCACAACAGGCCTGAAAGGGATGTATATCCACGGCGGAACAGTCGATCTGAGCATCAGAAACCGGGCTGATAACTCAGCACCACTGACCCTGGTCGGCTCACCCGAGATTGCCAGCGGGTTTGGGGTAGTATGTGGTTTTGGAAAATGCTTTGATACTGGTAAGGTCTCGACTAAAAATCAGACCCACATCGTGATCTGCAAACCGGTAAAGCCGACAGAAGCGACCGATACGAAACAGGCCTTTATGATGGGGAATTACAGCTATTCCGGTGCGCCGGCGGTTTACCGCGGCGACGGACTCGCTTTTCTGTTCTCCGGGCAAAGTCTGTATGGCGCGTTCGTAGAAGATAATGGTGCTACTCCGTTGAACATGATCAACTACTACAGTGCTGCGTACGACACATCGAAGTGGGCTGCTTTCGTGGAGCTGGTTGATGGTGATAACGGCATAGCAAGGATTGCCGCCCGACAAAGCGGGGCCCTTAACTGGCAAAACTCAAAGGCTCTGACAAACAGGACGGCATATAACGACCGCACGATCCGGATCGGGTCACATCATGCACCAGCTGCATACCCTGCAGGCGCCGCCATAACGATGGGGATGGAGCTTATTTTCGAGACAGCGCTGACACAGGCACAGGTTGCCTCCGTTCTCGACAGTATAAGTGCCTATCTCAGTGCGGCATGGGGTATTACTGATCTGTAAAAAAATCCCCTGAGCAGGCACACTCAGGGGAAAATACTGCATGACATTATTGCTGTATGCGTCTTTGCGCGCGGGATATCCTCTAAGAAAATTCCTGGTTTTTCCAGAGGTTTTTCTGGTCTGAACAGCTCTCAGCAGGGCAAGCCTATCCTTTGCTCTTTAGCTCAATTGCCGTTGACGGAAATACTGATCCAGCCAGACATCAGAAAAAGTAGTTGCACAGAACGGAATATCTGTCGTGGCTACTGTACTTCCAGCCTGGTAGCCATCGAAACCGAAATACCGCTTTGGCAACCCGGACTGCGGACCATATTCCGAGCTGAATAGTTCCAGAGACGCCATCAGCGCATTCATCATCGAAGGGCGGCCGGAGATCATCATCGGATAAGCGGCAAACGTGATGGTGTTGAAACTGCCACGCCGACTTTCCGACGCACAGTAGTCAATCTCATCAAATCCGCCCAGGGCTGACGACGACATGAGAATAAAGTTATCCATATCGAAGGCAGATTCCCTGCCAGCAGCCGTACACCCTAAAAGGTAATTGTTGTAGGCAAATACCTGATAATGCACCCACCAGTTAGCTGGTAGCACATCTGATGCCCCTTCCTTGAGGATGTTCTGGGCATACATAAACCCGGAACTCTGCATCAGCAGAGACTGAATTCCGTTATATGTTGCCAGATAGGTCCCTGCACCGTCCTGCCCGGACATAATGCCCAGCGCCACAATCCTCAGACCTGTTGAATTGCTGTTCGAGTTACCTTTTCCCGCAACTGACCCCTGCAGCCCGACTCCGCCATTTGCGTTAAAGTAAGTCACTATCGCATCGGCAAAGCTTTTTATCGCCACGGCTGTTTTATCCCGGACGGTCGTATTTCCCTTCAGAACCGCAACCTTATAAAGCCAGTGCAGAACCGGAACGCTGATGCGGGAAGCGAACTGCAGAAGGTGGCCACCAGTCAGATACGATGCCCCAATGTTTGCCAGCACCGGTACCCCGAACGATTTCACGACCGTTTCAAGTTGCGTATAAATTCCCTCCAGTGTACCGAGCCCGTCTTTCAGATATCTGACAATCTCATACGTCACCGGGGCATATTTAAAGGTACGCGTATTTCCCGGCCCTCCTTCCCACTGCAGGGCATCACCGGAATACCACCAGTCCATTGCCCCATCCAGATGCAGTTCAATCTCACGGAGTGCCCGGCGGACCTGGGTCGACGGATATGATGACTGACCCAGGAAACCAACCGGACGATTCAGCACTCTGGAGAACACGTCCCTCGCTGTTGTTGAAGGCGACCTCATGTCAAACCAGAACTCGCTTGTCCAGGCCCATCCTTTGTTGACCGGCCAGGTAATAAAGGAGTTGTGGTCCTGGGTCAGATATTTCCATCCCGCATACAGTCTCACAGACGATGGCGATGGATTACGGACTTCCAGCATGGTGGGGCGGGTCGGGCCGTATGTCTGCCCGTCACGATGTACATCTCCGTTCGCCCTGATCGCAGTCACCGCCCACCTGTCGCCGCTGGCCGGGTCTGTAAAAATAACCGACGCCGCCTGCGGGTCATACGCATACGCACCATCCCCGAACGTCAGCCTGGCGATGATACCAGACAGTGTTGATGCTGGCAGAGCGACCTCCATCGAGGATACCAGGCGGATCTGAAGTTTCCCGTTGCGGAATAACCGGTAACGCATCACTGCCCGTATCGCCTGAGAGGGCACGTTATCAATGGGCAGGTTCCAGGAGATCACCTCCACCTCTGCATAAACCGGCCCTGTATTAATCAGCCGGATGGAGGATGCCCCCTGAAACCCTGCCTCCTGGTAAGCACCAGAAGCCCACGTTGAGCCGCTCAGATAGGTATTAAGGGTGATGTTGTGAACGGTCCCGTTCGGGTCAGTGATCGAGGCCAGCGCCCATGCCCCGGCAGCCACCACTCCGGAATTGGTGAACGTCAGGGTGTAGCCGTCGAGCGTCAACGTACGCAGGGTCGCCGAGGGCACAGCCAGAAAAGGGCTTTCAGCATAAGATTTTCTGGCCGTGGCGTACGCTTTCAGCTCAAAGAACCGGGTTTTTCCCGCCGGAACAGAGACCAGCGCAAAGACAGAGCCTGCTGCCAGTGAGCCATCGGAGTGGAATCCTGGCTGGGAGCGCTGACGCGGGTTAGGATGCTCTGTGCCCGCGAACTGGCAATCGTATTCCATACCGTTTTCATCCGTCAGAACCAGGCATTCCTGAGACGGTACTGTTCCCGCAGGGAAGCGGACTTTAAGTTCTACGGGGTAGTTGAGGTAGTCCTGTGTCGTGGCATTTTTAACATCGCCGGTTACGCGGATATAGTCTCCGACATCCGCCCCCGTTACAGCATCCTCTTCGTAGATCCTGAGAATGATGCCGTTCCGGTCACCCGATGAATTCAGATGATCGATACTGAGCGCGCCAGCAGGAACCCTCAGTGCCATAATATCCTGCAGGTCACGGGTGATCTGCCATGAGGCAGTTCGGTAAGTGAACACTGAATTGAGAGACAGTCCGGAAAGGTAATTGTAAATCCCTGCTGGATTAAACAGAGACACACCGGCGGCATCAAGCAGAGCAACCGGAACCGAAAACTGCAGGCACCCGTTTCCCTTATATCCCCCCAGCGATGTGACAATATCTGTCCGTAACAACGCTGATTCATTCCCTGTGGCATAGCTGAAATGGCCAGCCATATCGACACACCCAGGTGCGCCGGTATTAGTCAGCGCCCATACCACACCATCTTTTCTGATAAATTTCGCGATAACCATCACTGCGCCCGGAAACCAGGATGTTGAGGTGACCGATACACCATCTGTGTAACGTATCTCCACGCCTTTCAACTCGCTCAGACGATGCGCCTCGCTGAATCCCTGAAGGATACCATTCTGCAGCAGTGACTGATTGGCAGGCACAATGCGCCTTGCAACCCGCTGGCCGTTAACGCTGAAAGCAAGATCCACTATGCGCGGGGCATACTGGTTATCATCCGCACTGGTCGACTGAATGGTATCAATAACGACTAGCCGTTTTTTAGCTGAATACCCCGGAACACCGAGGAGCGGACCGTTATAGACCAGGCGTGAATAGCGTCCGTCCAGCGCCAGATCTTTTGCCACTGCGGCTGAAACGGCATTATTGTACAGGGCTTCAGGTACCGCACTCATTTCCCCCGCATTCAGAACAGAAAACGCAAAAACAAGGTCTGCGCTGGCGTCTGCTGTCAGCGACCCGGCAGGAATGGGAAAGACAGATTCTGTCTGAGTTGTCTGCGTGGCGGTCGACGCATAATAAAAAGCCTTCTCCGGCCACATAGCCCGCAGATAAGCCTGAACGCCTGCAGGTGTCGCGGGATATCCGGCAGCGCTCAGTTCAGTGCGAGGAATGGTGACCTGAAGATAGGTGCCTGAAGAATGCAGAACCACGCCACGTAACGTTGTCGTTGAGCCCTGATCAGCGCGAATGGAAACAAAGTCATGTTCCGGATCGAACACGGTGTACTGTGATGTCGCAACAACGCCATCACCAATGACCGGGAAAAATGCTGCACGGAGAACATTCGCTTCCGCAATGACATTTGATACGGTCATTTCGCGGAGAAAAATTGCCTTGTAATGCGTGGTCAGTATGCCATCAGCAATGGACTCTCCAGGGAAAAAATCTCTGCTGACAATCTCTTTGGTACCTGCAGTAAGTAGAAGTTTTACTGAGGCATTCCCCCCGGCAGGAAGAGAAGCAGAACGCAGTAGCCCAATAGCAATACCCGGTAACGACCAGCTTCCAGATGCCGTAAGTGAAAGGGACTCTGTCAGCGTCAACTGTGTAAGTGTTTCTGTTAGTTGAACAGAATCTTTCAGTGACTGTGCAATATTATCCAGTCCTACCTGAGACGGCATTTTACGCCCGGTAGGCTGCAGCGTGCCCCCGTTGTTAATGTACTCATCAGCCAGAGCACTGCCGTCCTGACTACGCACATAGGTAGTCGAACCAGCAGGTATATTCCCAATATCAGCCTGCGCCTCTG